TTGAGTAGCGTGAACGCATCGCAAAGATAAGACCAGTTGGACCAGTCATTGGCTGGACGCCAGCAATATCATAAGCGATAAGGTTCGGCATTGAGCGGCGAACAAGTGAGATAAGAACAGGATCGTAGATATCTACAGAACCAGCACTTGCAGTTGAAGAAGATGCGCCCATTGCGTTAACAGGAGCGGCTTCCCCAAGAAGTGTTGGAGCATTGTAACCACCAGTACCCTGAGCCTGCTCACGGGCAGAACGCTCTTGGTTTTCTAGAAGTGTTGCAGTAACGGCTCTCTTGTGTGCGTCCTTGATTGGCTCAAGGTCTGCGTGTTCAAGAACTGGCTGCCACTTCTTTTGAAGTTCATCAGATTGATACATTTTAGTTTCTCCTTTAGTAAACTATCAGCCTTTTATTACAATATTTATAAAAATTTACTTTTTGATGCTTCTTGAAATGGCTTGGGTGTAAGCAGCCATAGAGCCTGTCACTTCAGTAGCCTCTTCTTCGATTTCAAGAGGTTCTTCATCAGTCGCATCATTCTCAACAACTTCTTCCGCTGGGAAGTAGTTTTCTTTGATTGTCGCTAGTTTATCAGCATAGGTGTCTTCATCAAAGTCTACACCCTCTGCTAGTGACTTCATCTTTTCAACTTGTGAATCGGTTAGACCTTCGCACACGATAGAGAGTGCTTTGTCTTTCTTCATCTCGACAAGTTCTTTTTTGATTTCGATGTTGCGCTCAACTTCCTCATTGACGGATGCTTCAAGTTCTTCAACTTTACCAGCAAGTTCGTCTACAAGGTCGACTTTCTCTTCTGGAATGTCGATGTAGTTTTCAGCAAACAAGTTGCGTAGACCATGCATGAAGTTCTCAACGATTTCTGCACGAATACCCTTTTCGATAGCAAGTTCGTTTTCTTTCATCCACTCTTCAGCGACATACTCAAGGTAGTCATCTAGTTTCGTGGTCAAGTCTTCTACCATTGTCTCTTTCTCTGCTTCAAGATCAGAAGCGAGATCAACATCAGCAGATTCTAGAACTTCGTTGACTTTTGAAAGAACAGCGGCTTCAAAGATAGTTGTTGCTTTATCTTTGAACTCTTCTGAAAGTTCTTCGTCACCGAATAGAGCCTGTACGTCAGCAGACACATCAACGTCTTCCTTAGTAACTTTCTTGCTCTCTCTAGCAGATACTTTCTTGCTTTCCTCGGCTGGTGCTTCTTCTTCGTCATCAGCGCCTGGATGCATTGCGGCCATCATTTTTCCATAAGATGCCATAAGGTCATCTTTTTTCATTTCTTTCATGGCGGCAGCCATTGCATTGATCATGCCAATTTTTGTCTTAGGCATTGCCGCTGATTCGTTTACCTCTTCAGCCTTGATCTCTTCTTCAGATGTCTTGGCTTCCTCAATGGTTTCTTCATCAGTAGCAATGTCCTCTACAACTTCCTGTGCATCAAGGATGGCTTCATCCTCTTGCATATCTAGTTCTTGATCGGACATTTGAGTCTCCTTTTCAGTAATTACTCATTTAACTTATATTTATAATATTACAACTTTGAGAGGAAAGATTCAAAAACTTTGAGTTTAACGCTCTCTAGTTCAGACTTGGAAGCCTTCTTGATTTTTGTTTCATAATCAGCGATAGTGGCTTCTCTGATTACTCCATTCTCCCAAACCCATTCTTTGCTTTCCATGATACCATTTACAAATGCATCTGGTGCAGATGGGTCTGCAACAATGTCAGCGGCAGTAGCAAGATAGAAATCTTTTTGCACTTCTTGTGCGCCAGACTTACCAGCCTTGAGACTGCCCATACCACGACTTGATACTCCAAGTTGTGCGCCTTCGTCCATAAGCGACTTGACGATTGCTCCATATGGTGTCTCTGTCATAATCTTCGCTTTACCCATGAAGTTTGAACCATCTTGTTTTAGTTCAGTAATCATGTGTGAAACTCGCTCAAGGTTGATTGTTGGACCTTGAGGATGACCTAGTTCACCATACGCTCTTTTCTTTTCAACATATTCTTTGTTATATCTAGCAACCTCTTTTGCAAGAGTTTCTGCTGGATATACACGACCGTTACGATTCTTGATATCACCTTGCATAAAGACACCTTCGATGAAGTAAGATTTCTTACCACTCTCGTCTTTTGCTTCTGTGATATAGTTAATGTCTTCGTTGACTTCGCAAATAAGTTTTAGGCTCATGTTGCAATCTCCGCTACTTTGGTTCCAAATACACCACTATTCGCAGTGATTGTATCTTGAGGACGCTTACGGATAGTTACAACCTCGTTAGCGTTCAAACGAATAGATACTTGACCGCCTGGATAGTTACCATGTTGTCCGTTTTCTTGTGGATCAGCAGTATTTGCTATTACAATAGTTCTAGCAGTACCATCGTTAGTGATACGAACAGCGGTAGCATTATATACATTATTTGCAGAAGTTGTAAAAGCAACTGTATTTGCCAGAACTTTAATAGCCATTACTTACCTCCCATTGCGACATCCATCATTTTCATAAATGAGTTTGGGTCTTTCTCTACAGCATCAGCAAACTTTTTCTTTGTTGCATCATTCTTGATACGCTTATCGTATGCATTTACCATAGCCGCCGCAGTTGCCATGTCGATACGCATTGTCTTACCGTTTGCAAACTTGACTTTCTGCATCTGCTTATCTTTGACGATTTTTCTGAGTGTGTCCATTACACCTTCTTCAAGTTCTTCTTCATCATCTTCGTCTTCGTCTTCTTCGTCCTCATCATCTTCGTCTTCGTCTTCAGGCTCTTCTTCTTCTTTAGTCTGCTTTGCTTCTTTGATAGGATTTACAGGTGTCATATCACCCTGTTTCTTATCAGCAGAACGCTTTGAGTCACCACCGCCTGCAGGCTCTTTTACAGATGTGCCTGCGGCTACAACTTGTTTCTCACCAGCATCAGAACCTTTTGGTGATGTTGGTTGTGTAGAACCGTTGTGAACAGAAGGATCGGCAGTTGGATGAGGCTCAGTTTCAGTTGTATGAGCATCAGCAAAATCTTGCTCACCCTTTGAGCGATACTTTGCTTTCTTTCTTTCATCATCATCCTTCTTAACAGGCGTCAAATCAGCGGCGCTTGCTTCGAGGAAAGTTTTAAACTTCTGAATCTTGGACATCGGTTTCCCCTTGGTCTGTATCTTGTGCAGACATAAATTGAGATGACACTTCAACTCTCTTTAGTTCAATAGCATCAGCGACTTTATCAGCCATAATACTGTTGATAGCATCTTTAAACTTTGCAGTGTTGCCATCAAAAGCAAACTCTACTGCATCTCTTGTTGTGTAGTCTGACATATTAAAATCTCCTATGATCTATTTATAAAACAAAACAACTAGATTACATAAATTCATCTTCATCACCTTCAATCTCACCGCCACCCTCGTCTTCAATCTCTTGTTGAATTTGCTCAATATCTTCTTCAGATTGTCTAAGAACATTCTTTTGAATCCATGAAACAGAGAAGTATTTACCTGTATACTGATCAACGTCAGCAAGTAGACGTAATCTATTCTCAAGGATTTCACTATCTTTCAGTTCAGCAAAGTGATTATCTTCCATAAAATCATAATGAATATCATCTTGCATTTCTTTCCACTCTTGTGCTGTAATCACACCTTTGAGTAGAAGTTGTCTCTCAAGTAGAATATGAAATATTTCTGAGAAGCGAGTTCTCAAACGGTTTACAAAACGAGAGAACTTTAGTTCATCTCTTGTAATCTCTGATGCACGACCGAGATTGAAAGCACCATCTGCTTGTAGTCTTGTGGTAGGAACATTCAATGCTTCATAGAGTTTATTCTTGAAGTAGTTGACATCTTCCATCTCACCTAGATTTTGACCGCCTGGAAGTGTAGTGATTTCTGTTCCTCTACCACCTTCTCTACGAGGCAACCAATAATCTTCAAGCATTGTAAGAAACTTTCTGTCATCTCTTACTTCACCTGTATTTGCATCATATACAAGTTTGTTCTTGTGCTTGACCATCATGTCACGCAAGTATTGTTCCGCTTTCGCTTTAGGTAAGTTACCCACATCAATGTAAAAGATTCTACGCTCAGGCGCACGGGCCAAGCGATAGATAACTGTCGCATCTTCTAGCATACGCAACTGATTAAGAGGTTTCAGTGCTTTATGAAGGTACGATAAAACTGTGTAGTTACGATTGTCTAGCAATCCACTGTGACAATAAGCGATTGAATCTGGAGCGATCTTTAGACCCTCTCCTTCTGATGTAATGCCCTTAGACTGATATACAAAGAACTCATCATACTTCTTGACAAGAGTTTCTTCATTTAGTCTACGATTTGGATCACGCTTCTCTTTACGAACTTTTTTGATTTTGCGAGGATCAATATGTCTTAGTTCTTTAATACCTAATCTTGGATTCTTTACGTCAATGACGATATGATAGTATATTCTACCATCAACATACCAGTGACGAAAGATATCATATCCTCTGTAGTTGAACTTCATCAACTTGAGAATATATTCAAACTCTTCACGAATTTTCTTTTTGATTGATTCTGGTTGTTGAATATCATCAAGCACAATCTCAATCGGTGCTTGATTATCATCAGCAACAATAGCCTCATTTACAATATCGTCAATCGCTCTTTCCGCTTCTGGTTGTTGAGCCATTTCACGATATTTTGTGATAAGTTGTGCTTCATTCTTTACTGTATTATCTAAGTCTACGGTTGTGCCAAACGCACCGCCTTCAGCAACAGTGATGCTTCCATCATCTTGTGCTGGTGGTACGAATGAAGGTAAATTGTCGAGTTGTTTTTCATCAACATCTTTACCAATCTTAAAACCGAATAGATTTACTGCCATTTTATATCCTCAATGAAAAAATAGGGGATGCCTTTGTACTATTTATAGGCATCCCCAAACATAACTAAAAACGGATTATTAGATGCCGCCGGCGTTGCCAGTATTGCCGCCAGAAACTTCCCAATAGTCATACTGGAAAGTGACAGTGTATTCTTGAATGCCTTCAGTTTCCCATGCTAGGTCAATCGTGCTAACTTCAGTTGGGAAGATACCAACAAAGTTATACTCTCTTAGAAGTTCACCTGTCTGAGAATACTGAATGACTTGAGCGTTTGCTTTATACAAAGCAGGCGCAGAACCACCAGTTGTTCTTAGGTTTCCTTGGAAAGAGTTGATTGAGTTTGACCATTGTTCCATGGCGTTACGAATAGCAAAATCTTCATCGTTGATGATCGTTGGAGCCCACTCTGCAAATGTTCTGTTACCAGCAATCTTTACGGTGCGGCCGAAGTATGGAACTTCGACTACACCCAAAGTAGCGGCTGGGATTTGAGCGGCTTTGCAGAGAAAAGGTACTTGAACATCAGCGACACCGTTGATCGGATTCGTGATATTTACTTGGAACAATGAATTTCTAGCACCGCCCGATTTGAGCGCACCTGAAAATTCGTTTACATTAAAAGCCATCGTCTTTTCTCCTGTTTACCTTTATTTATGTCGCTCTACCAACGATTTCTGAAAATTCTACGCCGGTTCTTACAGCAACAAAGTTCAACTGGATAAAGTTGATTGAACGAGCAGGCTTGACATAGATGTCACCCACAAACTCATTTCTATCAATGACTTCGCCAGTGTTGTTTGTTCCATCACAGACAACTTGGAAGTCCGTGATACCACGGCGACCTTGTACATCTCTTAGGAATGGCTCAACCAAGTTCTTAAACTGTGAACGAGTGAACTCATCATTGAACTCAAAGAGTGTAAACTTAGATGCTGTGCTGATTGCTTTCTCAAGTACGATAAACAATCTACGAACATTGATACGATCAAATGCACTTGGTTGATCAAGCATTGTCTTGTCACCAAATAGAACCGTACCTTGGCCTGGGAATGTTACAACTGGATTGATGCCCTTCTTGTAAAGTTCATCTCTGTCAGCCTTGCTTGGATTGTAAGCAAGTTTGATAACATTCTTTACGTTACCACGATTAAAGCCAGCAGGCGAATACCATGGATCACGGGTCAAGTCTGTTTGAACCATAAGTCCAGCAGTGTCACCATTTAGAGGTACATAACGATAAACGTCATTGTACTTGTCATACTGGTATTTCCAGCCTGAGTCCATAACTGCATATGAGGATGATGGTAGGCCATCTCTGAATGAGATAACGTCATCTGTTTCTTTACCTTCGTAACCATTGTTGTTTACAACATCGGCTCTTTCTGGTGAGATAACAGCAACACAATCCTTACGATGTTCAGCAATATTGTTGATGATGTGTACAGCAACAGTTGAACTTGAAGCAGAACCAAGGATTAGTGATACATCCACAGTATCAGAATCTCTGAACTTGTTGTATGCAGAAATGTAAGCGGCGTCTGATGCAGAACCATCTTTACCACCTGACATGCTGTTTGAACGAGGCAAGTCATTGCCTGGATAGTTTGTACCAGAACCAGCCGTACCGTTGTTCGTCAAATCTGCTCTTGTGCCTGCTTTTGACATTGCTGTGTTGTGTGCGCCCCACCATACCCAAGCAGATTGTTGATTGACAACATCTTTGTAGTAAAGTGTTCCACCCTGTTCAGAGGTTGCATCAGGTGCTTGAGAAACATTTGGATATGTCTCAAGAACTGAACCAGACTGACCAGTGATTACACCATCTTCATCAACGATAGCAATGTGGATTGCGTCACCTTGAGCATTGACTGTGTTAGCGTATGTTGTAGTTGTAGGCGCTCTATCAAAGTTTGAATAGAACTCCCACTGACGAGTCAATGATGGTGAGTAGTTAGAAACTGTGTTACCACCGTATGCACTTGTGAGTGTGATTGTATTGCCTGATAGAGAAGCGATCTTTCTTGCTTCTTTATCTGGACCGAGCAAGATTCTGTCACCAACAATAAACTGTGTTTCAGTGTTGGAAGTACCTTGACCATCACCAGCAAGTGTGACTGTCTTTGAGTTTTGTGTTGCATAGTAGTTAGTTGCTACTGAACTTTCCCATGCATTTGCACTGTGACATACAGAAACTTTTAGCGAGTTACCAATAATGCCTGGATATTTTGCTACCCAATCACCATGATTAATCGTGTTGGTGTATGTCTCATTGTAGTAATCTTCATTGGTAATGTATGCGCCTGTGCCACCTGTTGTTGCATTATTTGCAGAAGTAACAGCCCTTGTTACATACAGTGCATTACCATATGCAAGAAAGTTGGCAGCCGTAAAAAAGTCATCCGCTGTGTTCGCATTAGGTTTGTTGAAGACAGAAACAAGATTGTCTTCACTGCTAATGAGAACTCTTTGGTCAACAGGACCCCATTTGAAGTGTCCAGCAAGGGCACCAGTGGTGGTCGATACGGCTGGCACCACCGTAGTGAGATCAATCTCACTTACATTTACGCCTGGTGATACTTGAAAAGCCATTTTCATTTCTCCTTCTAAGAATATATCAAGTTATAATCTCTGATTTACTCAATATTTATAAAAACGAGTGTTTAGAACCATGTATCACGATTTGCCGAGTTGATATACTCTTGTATGTCTTCTGGACCATTGAGTATACCTTCCTCTGGTTGTCCATCATCAATTATTCCAAACGGCAGTTGTTCGTCTTCTAACATTCTTATCTTATCTTCGTACAGTTTTTGTCTAATATCGACATCTGTGATATCTCTAAAGTAAGTTTGTCTTACTAGCCAAGCAAATAAAACACATGTCATGACTAGATCATCATGTGCGCCTTCTTCTGCTTCATATGACTGTTTTTTACCAATAAAACTCGCAAGTTCAGATATAATATCAAAATCTTCAATAATCAACTTATCATTTTCAATCAAGTCTTTTAGATTAGATGTTCCTATTCTTTTCACTTGTTTGGTTGTACGAACACCAAACTGAGTTCCAGTTGAAAATCCACCACTCACTTGTTGTCCAGCACGACCCTTGACTGAAGTTGCAATAAGATTTTCGTATTCTAAATCACTGTGTAAAATGTCTGCTACTTGTCCACCAATATCATTGATTTCTACAAGAATGTATGCTTCGTTGTATAGTTTTGCTACAGCGTGTATATAGTTGGGATATAAAAGTGGAGATACCTCTTTATTTCTAAACTTTGCTACAAGTTTATATGGAACTGTAGTTGCATCAAAAACAGTGAATGCTGAGTAGTCTAATCCAACACCTCTTGCTACATCTACAGACATAACGTATATATGATTTTCTTGTGGTTCATCATATATGTCTACATCATTCCATACTCTCATAGGTCGTTTATATGCAAGTGTTCTAAGTTTAGTTGGATGAATCAGTGTATTTGCAGAACCTAAGAACTCACATTCAAACTCTTGTCTAAACTGTTCTTCACTTGTGTTAGCAATAGTCTCTTGTTTCCACTTTTCATCTCGACCAGGCACTTGTGACCAATGTACTTCAATAGGAACATATTTGCTTTGTTTCTCTATTGCATCAGTCCACATCTTATAGAAGTGATTCATACCGTTTGGTGTTGATACAATGATAACCTTTGTTGTCTGACCAGATGAGATTGTAGGATACACTGAACTGAAGAACTCTTCAGCCATATTGTTACCAACAAACGCAAACTCGTCCAAGAAGATTAGATTGTAAGAACCACCACGAATAGCAGATGATGAAGTAGCGGCGGCGACAACCTTAGAACCATTCTCTAGTTCAATGTTACCTTTATTCCATACAACTACACCTTGCTGTAACCACTTAGGTAGATATTCATATGCAAGTTGAATCTTACCTAGCAAGTCTCTTGCAAGAGAACCTTTGTTTGCAAGAATAGCAACATTCTGTTGATCTGTGAATAGTATTGTGTGTAGAATGTATGCTGTAGTTGTTGTTGATTTACCAGTCTGTCGTGGAAGTTTACAAATAGAGAAACGATTACTATTAAACGTGCGAACCATCTCCTCTTGAAAGTCATACATCTCAAAAGGTATCAGACCTCTGTCAACATTCACAATCTTTACATATTCTCTTGCGAAATAGACAGGGTCTTTAGAACATTTCACATACTCTTGAATCTGTTCTTTTGTAAACTCAAGTGGTATTCCAGACTTTTTAAGGTTTGGATTACCAAGATAAACATCAGCCATTTAGATTTACGAACTCTCGATTTCTCAAATGTGCTTCTTTGATGTCATCTTTTGACTGACCGTAGTATGGAACAGCATGATACTTTTCAATCATGTATTCGTTCACTGTCTGATCAGCATAGTTTGTAGTTCTTCTAAGTGAACCTAGAATACGACCAAACTTACCTTTTGCATCATACTCAGCAGTTTCTAGAATCATCCACTCATCATCACACATCTTTTTCAAAAACTCTTTAGCGGCAAGTCCATAGACTTTTTCTTCTTTGTCAGAAGTTCTGGATTCTGGTGTATCAATGCCATACAGACGCACTCTTTCACCTTTGAGCCATACACCAAAGCCAAGGTCAATGTCTACATCAACAGTATCACCGTCAACAACTTTTACTATTTTACATCTGTATTCAAACATTATCGTGTCCTTCCTTGACCTCTGTATTTTTTATAACCTCTTCTTTTATGCTTATTCATCTTTGCAAGAGATGGTTTACTTCCAATAGAGGTTTTGTTGTAAGTAGGTTCCCATGCGCTAGTCTGTACCAGTTTCGCCATCTTCACTCCTTCCATTTACAAGTTTCTGTAGTTCAGCGGTACTTCCAACGAACAATGCGTTTGTCACATTCTTCGGTGCTTCTTTTTCGTCAGTCTTTTTTAGGTCTTTGACTTTCTTCTGTATATCTAGTAGGTCTTTATTTGCGTCTACCAAAGTCTTTGTGAGTTGAGACACAACCTCAAATGCTCTTGGATGCTCACTTGCTTTTGCAAGTTCGATAAGAGTATCAAGTGCTTCTGTACCTTTTTCGATTACGCCATAGAGATTTTCTCTAGCATATTTGTAGTCTGAATCTATTTCTTGAGTGTCGTGAGTGTCGGTTTTAGCGAGATCGGCCAGGATATCTTTATCTCTTTCCATGATCTCTTCCATTATCTCAAACTGACTTTCAACATTCAATGCTTTATCAAGTCCGTCAGCAACATTGTTTTTCATTATGTTCTAATAACCGTTGAGAAGTTATTCCCTGTAAAGAAGTTTTCAGTATCAAAAGCAAATCCATAAGTAGAGTTAGCACTAATAGCACTTCTATCTACACTTGCTGATGAGTTAGCAGTGGGTGATCCATTTGCAAGAAGACCTGGCGTTAGAGTAATCCTCTCTGCTTCATAAGCCGAAGTATTTGCTGATGGTTCAATATGGAAATCAACAAGCGTTCTTGTGATAAGTCCTTTGTTTGTAACAGGTCCGTAGATGTAACCTTTGACTGTAAAGTTGAAGGTGTATATGATTGCTCTACGAGTTTGAAAGTCTGCTTCGTATGTGTCTTCTAATGACATGCCTTGTAGAACTGTAGGAACATCTACATAGATACCAAGTGACGGAACAATCTTGACAGAGTTTGTCCACTCAGGTCTAAAGTATGGTAAGATTTGTTCTACGACTTGAACCGCATCTTCATTGTTTGCAAACATACCATAAAGAGATATGTCGATATTGTATGGCGCAGGCGCCCAACCAGAGCGCAAAGAGTTGTTACCAGAACCGATTGATGTAATGCGATTCTGTTTGTTCATCTGTCTTGCTGAATCGTAAGAGAAACCAGTGATTTCAAAAGAAAGTCTTGGAAGAACTGTTGATACTTCTCTATCGATATTTGCATCTTGTCTAATACGAGCAAGAAACTTTTCCTTTGGACCATACGCAATCGGAACACGAATACTTTGCACAGCGGTTCCAGCATTGTTGTAGCGAACCACATCAATGTCATTGAACATATTACCAAACATGATAATATATTTTCTGATTGCACTATGATAGTCAAACTGGCCAAACATTACCAACTACCCCCTTCAGAGAACGGATTGTTTTCAGAGAAGTCGAGGAAAGCACCAAGCGATCCAGTGGAAGTTGTCTCTGTTTGAATATACTCGTTATTAGCAGTTGTTTTGATTGAGTCGATTCTATAATCTTCTGCGATAATATTAGAACCATCTTCTGAAATGAGAACGTCACCACTCTCCATAAGCAACTGGAAATCTTGCATAACAGCAGAATGTGCTGTCTGAATGTCATCGATAGCGGCGATACCAGTATCAAGTTCTTCATGTGAATACTCAAAGAGTTCACACTTCAGATCATACATCTGTAGTTCACCCATCTGATAGAATACAGACTCATCTTCTACGAACTTGACTTCAAACAATCCACCTGTAAGTGGGAAGTAGATGAGATCACCCTCCAATGGTCTTAGTATTGCATCACCATCGTCATCTGTAGTGACTTGTGTATCATCAACTTCTTCTTGCCATCTTCTCTTTGCAACAGTGAATGTCATTTCATCACGAATCTCTACATTAAACTTAGACAAGAAGTCGCCTTCTCCTTCAAAGCCCTCAACATTTTTGATATACATTTCTAGTTCATATGCATCATCAAACTTAGACAACACATCTTCACCAAAGAGATTATCCTCTTTGACGAGAGTTCTTGGAATATAATAACAGTCATATCCATACATTTTGATAGACTCAATGATCAAGTCTTCAAGTAGATTTTGCTGTCCAAAATGTGAATAATTATTAAAGTAGAGATTTGTCGCCATTAGTCATTTATCCAATCATGTCCATTACAGGCATAGAGAACTTAGAGATTATCTCTTCTTCTAGCCTTTTGATTTCTTCATCTGCTTCTGACCAGATTGTTTGACCGTTGAATGTTAGACCGCCGGGTAACTGCATACCTTCAAACTTCTTGAGGTTCTCACCCCACTGACGCTTGAATAGTTGTGTACAATAACCACGCAACCAATAGTCACCCCATACTTGTGTGTATGTGTCTGGATCGATTACACGATAGCATTCGATAATGAGATACTCGCCGGCTGTTACTCTTGCTGACCAGTCCATATCGATGTATAGTCTATCCATGTGACGAGAGAAGCGTAGTGGTTGTTTACCCACAAAGATTTCTTCCATGAGAGCAATACGCTCCATAGAAGAGACATAGTTTTGAAACTGAGAATGCGCCCAGTCATAGATTTCATTTAGAGTGATCTGATAGCGCAAGTTGAATAGATTGTTTGCGTTTAGTCCAGTTCCTACAGGAAACAGATTTACGACACCTGTGATTGTAGTTGGAATAGAGATGTATTCGTTTGTGATGTCAGATGCACTGACTTGATGCTTCAGAAAAGTTCTTTCGGTTCCATCAAAGTGATAGTCACGATAAAACTCTAGAGCGTCATCAATCCTATCTTGCATCTGATCTTCATCGATATTAATCTCAACTACTGGATGACCCAAACGGCGCAGACAGTATTTTTTTAGTTCTGTTCTTGAGCGAGGATTTGCCATAGTTAATAGTTCCAGATTGTTTGATTTCTGGAACTATTTATATGTTTTGTAAACTATGATTTTTTCAACTCTTCGATTTCTGCTTTGAGTTCTTTGATTGATTCAACAAGAAGTCCAATCATGTTACCATAAGCAACTGTAAGCATACCTTCATCGGTCTCTTTTACGGCTGAAGGAAGAACTTTTTGAACATCTTGAGCAATCACACCAGTGCTTTCTCTTTTATCTTCATCATCTTTCCAGTTGAATGTGACACCTTTAAGTTGACTTACCTTTTCAAGAGCATTTGGAATGACTTCAATGTTCTCTTTGAGTCTCTCATCTGACGAAGATGTTACATCACCAGTCACACTGATGCCTGTTGATGTTGTTTCCAGTTTTGTGCTTCCTTGATACCGCAGATAAACACTATTATAATTGTATTCCATCTGCGGGCGCCAAGTAGGAGAGGCGCCTACTGAAAGTGAAGCACTTGATATATTAAACTGTCGCCAACCAGCGCTTTGACTCCATTCATCATGGAATATGTAACCGGCTTCCGTGCAGTTTTCATCAGTTATACCATTATTACCAACACGTATGTTAAAGTTTCCGTTACCATCGTTCCAAGTAATTGCGTGTTTGTCGTCCTCAAAATAAATGCCTTCATAACCACCAGAATCACCAATAACCATTGAACCGCTTTGTAAAGACAAGTTACCAGTTGAGTTAATCTGACCAGATACAGTGATATTACCCTCAACTACTAAATCTGCATTAGTACCTGATGAGCCGATAACAACGTCATTACCATTATCATATTGAAGATACAATGAACTACTGTTAATAGTTTTAATAGTTACATTATAAGAAGATGTTGAGCTATCAGTACCACCTACTGCAATTTCACCGGCTCTTAATCCAGTAGAAAAGTCAATATAACCAGTTGCGGTATCATCAGCATCGCTACGAAGGAATGAACCACTACTAATACCATCAAGTAAATCAGCATCTAAACCGGAGCCTGATCCATCGTTACCGGCGTGCCACACGGTATAATCTGTTCCGCTCACCCTTATCTGAAGCTGACCGTTTATGTTCTTTTTTAAATCCCAACTACCCCAGTTATCCTGCAAAAATCCATAAGAAGTGCCATCACCATATAGCTGAAATCCAAAAGTGCCATCACTTTCATGCATTGCAAATCCAACTGCATTACCTCCAGAATTAATCCTGAAGTTTCGGTTACTGTCTTCCCAACCAGTAGTTCCCGCATTGTTATATGATGTAAAGTACTTATTGCCTTGTACACCATCCAACGTATCAGCATCTAGACCGGAGCCAGAACCATCGTTACCGGCATGCCAGATAGTATTGCCGTTATATGTAAATCCGGCACCATTGACAAATTGAATAGTTCCGTCAGTATTGACTTTTAGCCTTTCGGTAGAAGTCGTACCTGACATGATACGAACACCTCTGCTTCCAGTTGTTCTTTGTGCTAATGTTAACCAACCAGCATCAGCAACAAGAGTAATTCCTTCGGCGGTATATACATCGCTATCGGATGTTCCACGAATTAGAAAAAAACCAGCATCGGCTGCTCCATCACCAGAAGTACTCTTAGAAAATCTAAACCCAGAATAACCACCTGTTGGTGCCTTAAAGTCTAGATTGTAATTTGTTCTTGTTCCAGTATCAATATCTTCCCATGCTTGTCTATAATAAGAACCTTGTTGTCCATCCAGCGTATCAGCATCTAGACCAGAACCTGAGCCATCAACTGTCTTAATCAGAGTAAGTATTTCACTAGCACTTTGATCAGCCGTTGCACCACTCTCAATACCATCAAGTTTGCTACCGTCTGATGCTACATCTCTACCATCTACTGTGCCTGATACAGTAATGTTGCCTGTGACATCCACGCCAGCGGCGGTGGTGGCGAGGTGAACAGTGCCGTCTGCCGGATAATATATTTTTACATCACTGCCTTTATTGCCCTGAATATAATGTCCACCAACATCGTCCTGCAAGCGTAGGTCATTAGCCTGAATAAAAAGATTACCTGTTCCATAATCTTGAATATAAGATGCTGTACCACTATGATAAAGACGCAAGTCAGACCCAGTACCAAAGTGTAATGGCACATTATCGCTGAAGACCAAAGCACCCGATGTCTTCGTATCTGCTGTATCGCTACGAAGGAACTGTGTGCTGTCAAGGCTGTCAAGTGTAGCGGCATTAATACCTGTACCAGAACTTGTCGTAATAGATACCGCATTAGAACTAAATGATCCAGAACCTGTAATGGCGCCTGTCAAAGTAATAGAAGCAGTAGCACCAAGTTTTTGTCCAATATTAGTTGCAGTTGTTGTAGCAAAGTTAGCATCATCACCTAAAGCAGCCGCTAGTTCATTCAATGTGTTGAGTGTACTTGGTGCAGAATCTACAAGATTAGATACTTCTGTACTAATCGCACTACGAATAGACGTATTCGTAGAAAGTAGATTTGATTCTATCTGATTAATCTTACTGTTTGTATTAGCAACATAAGAGTTAAGATTTGCAGTGATAGAAGAGTGTAGTGTCTGTGTATTTGCAACAGACATGAAACTACCAATGGTGGTATCAAATGTACTACCATCGGCTGTGGCTATTCTTAGATTATTATTTGCAACTGTCCAAGATGTGCTAGAAACACCAGCAACTGTCGTATTTGAAATATTTGTAATACGACCATCTGCACCAACAGTAATGACTGGTACAAGAGAGCCGGAGCCAAATGTGCCTGTCGGTGTTCCAGTAGATGCTATATCAGTGCTGATAGAAAGCGTATTTGCACTAAAAGCAGTGGCACTTGCTGTGACATCTCCAGTCAATGCTACAGTAGCCGTTGCACCAAGTCTCGCATTGACAAGTGCTTGCGTATTTGCAACTGACATTGTATTTGCTGTAGTCGCTCTTAATGTCTGACCTGTGCCTTGATCAACAACAGCCGCCGCACGAACATTTGTACGATTTTCATCAAAAATGTTCGATACGCCAATCAAATCAGCAAAAAGTCTGGAACGAGACTTAGCCATTCGTTTCTCCTAATTGGTTTGTACTATTTATATTACCAAGAAGAAGGTGTCTTACCAACGATAGGCGGGTTAGCCATCTCATCAATCTTTGTGTCAAGCATTGTCTGTAGTTCAGCTTCTGTTTTGTCAAGTGACTCAAGAACCTTTTCTTTGCACCAGTCTTTTGTAACACTGTCAAATGCTACAAAGTTATCTGCATTAGCTTCACCAGCACTTGCTGTGCCGTACATTGATGTTGACAGGTAGTTGCCTTCATCGTCTTGTTCAGTGTCACTGACAGCAGTGATGCGCCAGTGAATAGTTTTGATTACGTCTGACAAAGCACCTTCGGTGGGGGCTGTGTCAAGTGTTGGGAAATCCCATGTGTATGTGTTAGCCATTTGGTTGCTCCTGTTAATTGGCTTCTAGTGCGGCTATACGAGCCTCAAGTTCTTGTATTGTCTTAACCAGCAATGGAACCAGCTTTGACTGGTCAATGCCCTGATAGACAGGATTGCCATCAGCGTCTACAGCGTCCTTTGTGCCTGTGATTGCTTCCGGCACAATGTCCTGCACCTCGTGGGCAAGGAAGCCATCTACTGTGGTGTCGGCGTCAGCAATAAAGTTAAAGCGAACAGGGTTCAGTTGCTTGAGGCGTGTGGTTGCATCCCAGTCTGCCGTTACATTTTCTTTAAGACGGTAATCTGAGGATGTGTTGTAGGATGTTGCAGAGGCATTTGTAACTATTGTCCCCACAATGCCGTTTCCATTTATAAAACGAACTTGTGTGTGAGAGGCTGTCCCTGAATTTTCAAGGGCTACATTGACGGCATCAGCAGAATAGACCGACAGATAATAAGGCCCAGACACCGGAGAGGATGTCTGGTTTATCATTAGCTGGCCATTGCTGTCGAAGCGGGCGACTTCGCTAGGGCTACCTGACCCTGTGTAAAATCGCAATGCGCCATTTTCAGCTTCAAGATTGAGGTTGTTTGGGCTTTCAATCGCATTATTTACACGGATGTCGCCTTCAACGTGTAGCTTATCACTAGGACTCGCAGTGCCGATGCCCACGTTACCACCTGTGTCTACAATAAGGTGACTATTTTGACCATTGGCACCAAGTAAAAGTTTATTACCACTATTCGAATATACTCTACCACCAGAGCCTGTGCCTTGTAGTATAACTGCACCTGCACCAGTTTCTGTGACAGAAATAGCGGGGTTTGAACCTGCTTCAACGCTTAATTTATTAGATGGGCTTGTAGTTCCGATGCCCACCGAGCCACCCGATGTGATGGTCATTCTGTTTTGGTTAGCGGTTCCAAAGGATATTGGATAGCTTTGTGGAACAGTGACGTATGCAGAGTTGTTCGGTATTCCGTTTTGCGTAGAACCACTGTTGTTAAAGCCAAAGTAAGCGTTGGCAACGCCGCTTGCAGTGGCCATCAACCGGACGTTAGATGAAGTGTTGCTAGCCTCAATGTTACCGACAACATCTAGCGTTTCACTCGGACTCGTGGTCCCAATGCCCACGTTGCCAGCCGATGTTATTCTGAGGCGTTCTGTTGGGGATGAGTAAACACTACTAGAACTAGCCGCAGAGGTAGTTCTAAACACAAGATGTGCGCCTTCGTTATCACCATCTGCTAATGCATTGATACCTGCAACACTATGCCCATCAGAAGCTGTAAATGATATGGCTCCGTAAGCCCCAGCAGAATTAGTTGTGCCTCTCTGAAGCTCAAGGATGGCATCACCGTAATCTTCCGCAATGTGCAACCTATTGGACGGCCCAGTAGTTCCCAGTCCAAGCCGCTGTGTCGAGGCATCCCAGAAGAAACCTTGCGTGGTGTTGTCTGAGGCATACAGTGACACATCGCCGTTAGTAGCAAAAGTTGCGGTTCTACCGTTGTTTACCCTAAATTCTAAATTGTGGTTGCCATATGTATCAAGAATACCGCTTTGATTACCAACAGAGTAAGTGAGTTTAGTGCCGTATGTTCCATTGCTAGAGGTAGAAACACCATCAACCGTCAGCCCATCAGCCGTCACAGTGCCAGTTACGTCAATGCCTGTAGAGGTGGTGGCGAGTTTTTTGGCGTTGTCGTAGTATAGGTCCACAGAACCGTTTAAGTTCATAGTAGCAAATTGTTCTGTGGATGAACCTAAAGTAATTTTTGCACCATTTGTCCACAAGAAAAGAGAACCAGTGCCAGTATCCTCAATGTAGCTGTGAGTTCCATTGTGATAAATCTGCAAGTCGGAGCCAGCACCGAAGATAGCCTTAGCATTATCACCGAACTGCAAATCTTCAGAACCTACAGTCCAGTAATCATTAGTTTCATTCCAAACAAACTCAACATTAGCCGAAGAACCTCTGTTGATAGCAATACCAGCATTTTGTGTTGGTGCTGTTGCACCACTTAGATTACTATTCAGTTTGATAGTATTATCCGCTAAGTTTATTGTCTCTGTGTTTACAGTAGTCGTTGTGCCAGAAACAGTCAAGTTACCAGATACAGTTAGATTTTCAGCAATCGTTATATTATCTGTAAGTTTACTACCATCTACAGAGTTAGAGGCGATAGTTGTAGATAGAGATACTGCATTAGAACTGAAAGCGGTAGAGCCGGCAGTTACATCACCAGTGATTTGAACTGTAGCAGTTGCACCTAATCTAGCATTAGCAAGAGCAACGGTGTTTGCTACTTGCATTCTATCTGAAACACTCGTATTAGTGTTTGCTAGTGCAGACTGAAAAACTGTGTTTGATGTAAATGTAGATGTAAGATATGAATTTGAAGCACCACCAGCACTTTCAATCGCACCAGTAGCGATATGTGTTGATGTGATAGTGCCAGTAGTAATGGCATTATTTGCATGAAGTTTTGCGTTACTACCAAAGACGGTAGTGTCGCCGACATCTAAGCCATGTTTAGCGACAAATGGTTTTTTAGTTGCCATTAGAGTTCCCTATCCGTCTAATGCTTGTTTTGTATTATTTATAACGATTTATATTGAGTCGCCTTTTAACTCTTTCACTTGAGATTTCAAATCTTCAATCTGTTGTTGCTGTTCTTTCATAGCTTCAATGAGAAGACCTACCATATTGCCGTATGTGACACTTTTGTATCCATCTTCATTCTCATTTACAACTTCAGGAATAACTTTCTCAACATTTTGTGCGATAACACCAATAGATGATCTTCCAGAATCTTTCCAGTCAAAAGATACACCATTAATTTGCTGTACTTTATCAAGAGCATTTGGAATGACTTTGATATTGTCTTTAAGTCTTTCGTCTGACGAAGATGTTACATCGCCTGTTACTGAAATGCCGGATGATGTGGTGGCGAGTTTCTCTGCGGCATCATAATACAGTTTAACTGCACCATCAGCGACAGCATTAATCAGTGTTTCTCCAGTATATTTTTGTAGATAGATTGCACTTGAGCGAATAATTAAATCACCTGTACCTGAATCATCAATATAACTATTGCTGCCATCGTGAAAAATCTGTAAATCATTGCCAGTACCAAATCGTGCTTGAATATTATCATTAAATAGCAAGTAACCACTTGTCTTGGTATCCGCCGCATCGCTACGCAAGAATGAAGAACCTTGTACACCATCCAACGTATCAGCATCTAAACCAGAGCCTGATCCATCATTGCTAGATGACCAAATTTTATACCAGCTAGACCATGAACCTGAATATCTTGTTCTGTAATGAAATCCACCGTTAATATAAGGTATTGCTAACTGAGTCATATTACCAGACCCATCTTTACTACTATATTCCCAATTAAATGGATGATAATAGTTACTAGCTCCGTCTGGACCATTAGTTGCACTGCCTAATAATAGTGTATACCCGCTACCAGACCTTGCATTAGTACTATCGTTCCAGTTTAATGTACCGCCGGTACTGACAGCGCCAAATCCTCCATAAATTTGATTGGATAGGTAGAGGTCTTTGAAGCGTGAACTGCCACCACCCAAACTCAAAACATTGTCACTGGCAGCTAGTGTAGTAGTGTTAAACGGTACAATAGCATCAGACCCATCTTGGAACCTGAGACCTGCATCACCAGTTCCGATATAAACATCACTACTGGAAGCACCAACAACCCCCACACTGGTGCCTTGCCTTGTAAAACTAACAATAGGACCGTCACTAGATATGCGGCCAAAAATTCCAGAAACACCGCCGCTACGATTGGCACTCACATAACCGCTTGGGTCAATACCAACGCCTGTTGTAGTTGACCCGCCGGGATTGTTTGTTGCTGTTTGCCCAACAAGAAACCCGCCACCAGATGTCAGCCTCGCCCTTTCGCCACCGCCAGTTACAAACCGCATAATATTTGTGCCGTCTATCAAAAGCGCAGTGTCAGTGTCGGAGCCGCCAGCATAGCTATTAGAATACACACTGCCGGATAGGAAGAGGTCTCTGAAGCGTGCTGATGTCGCACCTAAATCAATAGCCGCATCTCTTTTTGCGCCTGATATGTTGCACGGAGCAATGTGGTCTGTTCCGCTTGATTCTAGATAAAGGCCAACGTCAACTGCGTTTGCAATATATAAGTCACCCGCTACTGTGCCAACACTACCCACCTCAGCATTGTCTTTCCTGAACTGTATTAACCCACCATCATCGGTGCGGCGGTTCAAAAACAGCGGTATAGAGGCGTTTCGTGTGATGCCAACATAATTGTTTGCGTGGGCTTCAAAGCCATCGTTGGCAATGTTTGTGGCAGTTTTCCCCGCCATAAACGAGCCACTGCTGTCGAGGCGGGCGGCTTCTGAGCCGTCAACACTAAACGTAATCACAGATGAAGCAGCCGCATTTGTGTGGTCAGCACGAAACTCCATTTGACCTGCACTGTTGATAAATTCGTTTGTCCAAGTGCCGTTGCTGAAGTCAATAGATGCGTTGCTGGCGTTTAATGATAATAGGCGAGATGGCGAACTCGTGCCGATGCCCACCCGGCCATTTGCCATATCTAAAAATAATCTTGAAACGCCATTATTTACACTAGTGCCACTTTTATAATCAAATCTAATATTAGTATTTCCAGTGAAGAACATGCCTCCACTTCCCATACCAATCATATGATCGTTATTATTATGCCATAGATTAATTCTTGCACCATCAGGTATATCATCACCGCTTGCCGGATATCCTAAAGTGCCACTTCCTTTTACATCTAAAGGCGCTACAGGACTTGTTTCACCGATGCCCACGTTGCCAGCCGATGTGATGACTGCTTTTTGCGTGCCTCCAGTCATAAACGCAACGCTTGAACTAGCGTTGGTTCCTATTAGCAAACTTCTTGTGCCGCCGTATTGCGTGTTTGTACTGCTGTTTAATCCAATGAAGGCATCTGTGTTCGATACGTCATTGCCAAAATAAATGCCAGCAAAGGCACTGCTTCCTGCGTTATCATTTTGCAAATAAACACCAGTACCCGCAGAATTTGAGTTCCATTCCACATCAAGTGCGCCAGCAGGGTTCGTCAATCCCAGCCCAAGCCGCTGTGTCGAGGCATCCCAGAAGAAACCTTGCGTGGTGCCATCATCCGCATACAGCGACACATCGCCAGCACCATCAACATTAAATACAGAACCAGCACCGTTCTCTGCATAAATCAAAGATTTTGCCGCATTAGATGTGTTCATATATGCGTGTATGGATTTGTTGGTGCCATACGCTGTGCCGTTTGCTTTGACTGCCGCACCGCCAGATTGGTCAGATGCCGCTTGATTAAATACGCTTGCACCATCAACAGTCAGCCCATCCGCAGTCAGCGTTCCAGTGATGTCCACGCCAGTGGCGGTGGTGGCGAGTTTAGCGGCAGAATCATAAAAAAGATATACAGCACCGTTGTTTGTGGCTGTAATCATATTCTCATCAACAGTGTAACCCTTGAGTTGGAAATCAGAACCTCTAAGCACTAGGTTTCCTGTACCTGCGTCTTGGATTACTGATTTTGACCCATCGTGATAAATCTGCAAGTCAGACCCAGCACCAAAAATTGCCTTGGCGTTATCTCCAAAGAATAGGTCTTCAGCACCTACAGTCCAGTAATCGTTAGTTTCATCCCAAACAAACTCAACATTAGCACTCGATCCACGATTGATTGCAATACCAGCATTCTGTGTAGGAGCAGTACCACTTCCAAGATTACTATTCAACTTTATTGTATTGTCTGCGAGATTGATTGTTTCAGTATTGACAGTAGTTGTCGTTCCAGAGATAGTTAGATTACCAGATACTGTCAGATTCTCTGCGATTGTAATATTATCAGTGAGTTTACTGCCATCAACAGAGTTAGATGCAATCGTTGTGCTGATTGAAACTGCGTTAGAACTGAAAGCAGTAGAGCCAGCAGTTACGTCTCCTGTCAGAGTGACTGTTGATGTAGCACCCAAACGAGCATTGACAAGAGACTGTGTATTAGCAACTTGCATTCTATCAGACACAAGTGAACGAATAGAGGTGTTAGTTCCAGAAACACTTGATAGAATATTTGTAATTCTTGGATTTGTATTCGCAATATAAGAGTTTAGATTTGCTGTAATATTTGAGTGTAGTGTCTGAGTGTTAGCAACTTGCATTCTATCAGACACAAGTGAACGAATAGCAGTGTTAGTTCCAGAAACACTTGATAGAATGTTAGTAATTCTTGGATTGGTGTTTGCGATATAAGAGTTTAGATTGGCTGTAATATTTGAGTGTAGTGTCTGAGTGTTAGCAACTTGCATACGATCAACTATACTACCTTCACCACTGACTGTACTGCCAGCGGGTAGTGTTATAGAACTTCCATCTGAAGTAATATTTACATTATTGATAGTAAGTTTTGTACCAGTCACAATCGCATTAGCAGAGACAGTTACGTTATCATCTGTAATATTGACTGTGTTAGAAGTTGCATCGTCATGAATACCAGTACTTCTAAAATTACTAAGTCTAAATTTCGATCTATCTGTAATTCGACTCATACTGCAACCGCCGTTCTTACTGTCTTAATGGTTGAATTTGCCCAAGTTGGTGTTACTTTAAGTCTCACTATGTTAGCACTAATATCAGCATCAATCGTACCTAGAGTGATGTCTGTTGTAAGAGAAGCATACTCAGTGACCTGCACCGTACTATTGTTATGTAGTAAAAGGACTTCACTTGATTGGTATTGACTATTTGCATTATCTGTAATCTGTACAATATATTTAGCAGTTCTATATGCACCCATAGCAAAACTGTCTACAACTTGCTCTGCGCCAGACGTAGAGATATAGCTGTTTGAAGTGGTAGTAGAAGTGATATCAATGAATGTGCTTGCAGGACTTATTGTTGTAATAACAACGATATCATTATTTGCTGTACCAGAAGATAAAGATACGGAAGATGTAGATGGTATCGTATAGTCAGTATTTGCTGTAAGTAGAACACCGTTGAGGAATACTTGTGTTCCACGAATACCTGTTCCCATTACAACGCCATAGTCATCAGTTCCAGCAAATAGTGTTTGATTCGTATTTGCTGTGTATGTAAATGATTTGTATGAGAGATTTTCTTCTGTCGTTATTGCAATATTCTCAATTTCAAGAATATCGCCAGGAGTAGCCGCAACATCTAGAGTGACAAAAGTTGTGTTAGCAGTGTAGTCACTATTTGCAAGACGAATGCCGTTCTGAAATACTTTGAGGACTGTGCCTTCGGGATTGCTTATTGCAAAAGTTGTATTTGCTACAGATACAGTAAAACTTCTAAAGTCATTATAATATCTTGCTGTAGCAGTAGCACTACTAGCACTAGAATCAGCCCAAGTGACAGTGCCTGATCCATCTGTTGTTAGAACTTGATCTGCACTACCATCAGTAGTAGGAAGAGTAAATGGAGTTGTATTACCGATAGTAAGTGTGCCAATTTTAGCTACCGTATTATTAGCACCAACTTCAAATATAGAAGAGCCGTCAGACGAAAAGAGTTTACCATCTCTGATATTAAGAGCGATTTCACCTGTTGTAATATCACTAGTGGTCGGCGCCTTTCCTTGAACGGAACTGCGCTTTATTTTTACTATTGACGCCATAGCTATGGCTCTCCTTATTCAATGTCTATATAGACCGTTTTATATAAGTTATGTATTAGTATTATTTAATATGTGCCACCGTCAATGATAGCGTCCAACTGTGCTAGACCATAGCCAGTGTCGCTTGTATTAACTGTGGTTGTTGGTTCAGCATCTAGTCCAGTATAGAACTTAAATACACCATCGCCTGCATCTCTGAAGTAACCAGCGTACTGAATAGCACTGTTTCCACTTACAACATACTTACCATAGACACCAGTATCTACTGTGTCAGCGGCGTTGTTAGCGGAAAGTTTAAGCATACTGTCATCAACATTAACCGTTGATGAAGAGATGTATGTTACAGCACCCTCAACATTCAAGTTACCATCAACAGTTAGATTTCCACCAACACTAGCGGCACCTGTGACTGTCAAGTCATTACCGATTGTTACATCGTTTGGAAGACCGATTGTTACTGCCGCAGTTTCGGAACCAGAGCCAGATACTTCAATCTCGTTAGCAGTTCCAGCAACGGTTGCAACGTAGTTACCAGTCGTATGTGTACCAAGATCAACCGAATCTGCTTGTTGTGTTACAGCAATATTGATTGCAGAACTACCATCAAAGTTAGCAGTACCAGCAACATCACCAGAAATCTGAATCGCTCTTGCTGTAGCAAGTTTCGTTGCAGTTGCCGCATTACCAGAGGTGTTAGCACCAATGTTGTCACCAAGAGCAACTGTTGGAGTTGAACCTTCACCAGTACCACCAGTGATGACAACTGAAGAGTTAGAAGCAGAGATGCTTTCAATATAATCACCAGTTGTGTCTGTACCAAGTGCTACGCTATCAGCCGCAATCGTAGTTGAGATATTGATACTAGCAGAACCATCAAAGTTTGCTGTACCAGTTACATCACCAGAAAGTTGGATTGCTCTAGCAGTTGTTAGAGTTGCCGCACTACCAGTTGTATTGGATGAGATCGTATCTTCAAGTTCAAATAGGATAGAACCATTTGCTTGTCTTGAAACATCTAAGTCTGTGCCTGCTTGCAACAAGACGCTGTTTGATGATGTCTCACCATTTACTTTGATGTACGCACCAGTTCCAGCAGTAGGTGCTTGAGATGTGACAGAAAAGATTTCACCGCCAACAGCAGTGACACCAGTACCATTACCAGCATATAGTTTTCTGTCAAATAAGTTTACGGCAATTTCACCAGCTTCTAGTGAGCCTGGAACAGCACTTGCTGTAGATGAACGCTTTAGTTTAATAATGGAAGCCATTTTCCGTCACTCCTAAGTTATCTGAGTCCACTTCCTTTACGAGTGGTATTATTATTCTTTTCTCTATTTATAATAACTGAACTTGGAAGAAGTTTCTTATAATATTTTAAATCTTCTTTAAGTTTTACTATCTCTTCTTTCATCTCTGCAACTTGTTTTACAACATCCAAAGGAACAGGCATCTTTTTCTGTATCTCAATGTGATTTTGTAGATTTTTGATTACTTCATTTTGCCTGTCTATTTCATTTTTTAAGTCAACGACAAGTTTTGCGTAGTTTACAGCATCATCTTTATAATCGCTCATTACATCACCTAAAATGAACCACCATCTAAATCATCAAATACAGGAGTGTTATTGGAAGCAATCTGCATCAACTTACCACTTGATCCAGTTATACCTTCTATGACACCGCCAGCCTTTACAATCAACACACTGTTATTTGTATAATTTGATAGAGTTAGTGTATTACTAATAACCACATTACCAAATGTTCTGCCAGAACTTGCACCACCAATGACAATAGATTCAAGGTTAGCAACTTTATCGACAAGAAGTTTACCACCAATATACTCAACACTTACAGGTGAAGCGGCGGTATCAGTCTGTCCAATGAATAGTTTGTTAGAAGAATATGAGTAAGCGATTTCACCGTTAGCAAGATTTGAAGGAGTTGCTGTGGTTTGACTTCGCTTAATTTGGATTACTGTATTTGCCATTAGAAGCCGTCCTCTCCACCATCAAGGTTGAAAGCACCACTAGCAGGATCAAAAGTTAAAATCGCTCTTTGTACATAGGTATCGGTATCAGCGTCATAAACAAGAATGGAACCATTTGCTTGCGACACTGAAGTGTTCACATCAGAAAGGGAGTCCAAGCGTGAACCACTACCCACTTGATTTTTTAAAGTGACTTCTTGTGATGCACCTTGAAAAGATACCTTAAAACTATTTTGTGCTGGTGAAAATTTTACTGTTGTCATTTAGACTCTCCTTGTCTACATATTTATAAAGAGTCCTCTTATGACTTAGTAACCTCTGGAGTGATAGT